CAGGATTCGGGCTAACGCCTCTTGTGCTCCTAGAACCACCGGACGAGAAAGAACCTTAGCCTCATCAGCAGCATCAAGGCGAGCCTGCAATTCTCTGCTTATATCCAGAGAAGGGCCAAATCTCTCTTCAGCCTCCCGCTCTGTCATAAAGGGTTCCTCACCCTTTAGGATTGGTAGGACACCCTTGACCCGACGCGCCTTGTTAAAAACATTCTCAATATCATGCAGAGTGTCTCGGACTGCTACATCTGCAATGAAATTCCCTTCTTCTAAGAGAGCACCACCTAGCTTACTCCAGAATCCCCTATTTCTTTCAGCTTCATCTCTAGCATACTTTTCAGGTATACCGTGGGCTACGGCGTTTTGTACTGCTTCATCAACGGCGCTATCAAAGTCCAGTCCTTGACGTGTACGGATACCGGCATAGTTGAGGATGAAGTGTTGAGTGCGTTGTTCAGCATTCTCTATGTCTGAGGGTACTTTTCCTTGTAGTGATAGTGTAGCGTGTTCCCTAAGCTTCTTGAGTCTCTCTATCCCCTCACGGGCGTAGTCAGGTGCTTCCCTCTGAAACGAAACGTCAAAAGGAGTTCCAGCAGCCATGCTAGGAGAAAAAGGAACAAGACGGCGTGGCTGAGTCTGTTGCTCAGTCTGCCTAAATGTACGCATGGCAGCCTCAGTCTGAAGCTGCTTTGCTCGTTTCTTCTTGGATGCGAAACCAGGAAGGATTAGATTATTCTCCTTACTTTATATGAGAAGTGGGGGCCGGAGCCGGAGAGAAAGCTCGACGGCCCCCGAAATTGTCTAACGGCCAAACACACCTGTCGGTGTGACTTCTTGCACTCTACGCGAAAACTCTTCAGCACTAACTCCACCGCCTAGTGACTCATTACCTACCCCAAAGGCTGACCGAAGAAGTGTAGTCACTGCATCCCCGCCCTGTTGGGCTTGTCTGGCCGTTTGGTAGATACTAGGCAGTCCTTGCACACCTTGTCCTGTAATATCAATAGCCCCTCCTGTTATCTTGCCAAGAGCCTGCTCAGTCTTTTGTTCAAACTGTTGGGCACCCTGCATAGCTGGTAGGGATTTGAACTCACCCCCAACTCCACCTAGCGCCTGTCCACCCATGCCCGTTGCAAGAAGGACTGCACGTACTGGGTCAGTGCCCAGCAATTGAGCAAACATCTGTTGTCGCCCGAACTCTAACTCCTGCATCTTCTGCTTCTCTGCGAATGCCTGTCGCATCTGCTCAAGCTCCTTAGCATTTGCACCTTGGAGTTGTGCGAGGGCGTAGTCAGCGTCGAACTGGAGTTTCTGCTGGAGTTTGATTTGTTCTAACTGTTGGGCTGCGGCAAATTGTGCTCCGGCTTGAGTTTGAGTGAAAGGAGTTGGCGCGGCTCCACCACCGCCTGCTCGACCTTGGAGGAATGACTGGAATAGGGCCATCAACTCAGACGGAATACCACCAGTGGTTGTTGCTGTACCAATCTTAGGCTTTCCCCATATGTCAAGACCTTGTTTAGCCAAAAATAGGTCTGGAGTTAGTATCATTATACACCCTCTTTTATCTTGGTCTCCATCTTTATGATGGCCTCAACTACTTCTTTCTTAATGAGTGGGCGACCATCCCTGCCCATCTTCATGTTATCTTGGAGCATCTTCTGGTAAGCAGTAGGGTTTATACGTAGGGCAAGGTATTCATTGAACGCCTCATCCTCTGTCATACCCCCACCACCAAACGTATGAGTCCCAATATTTTTTCTTAGTTCTTTTTCCATTTTATAGAGTCTCTCAGCCGCTAGCTTGGTGGCCTTTTCCATCTCATCAATCTTATTCATTATTTCATTATCTCCGTTCCAGCTTGTGGATTCCCAGGAACAGGCTGTTCCTTACTTGTCATAAGACCACGACCCCCCTGTATTGTTGATGGTGCTCCCCCAGTAGGCCACGGCCCATTACCCATTCCCATCATGCCACCAAGTATATCCCCAAGCTCAGGAGGAAGTGCACCTCTCAGGGCACTCATGTCAGTAAACTCGTTCTCAGTCTCTAGTAGGTCATATTCGTCCAAAACCTTAGCTATCATTTTAGCCTGAAGCGGAGGCAGTTTCTCTAGGTCAGCAACCATCTTCTCTATTCGTAGCATGGCAGGATTTTGTATTCTAAGGACTTCTTCAACAATCCAGTCCCAAGACATCCCAAACTCCTTGTACATATTGGCTACGCCAATGTCTTGTGCTCTATCAACTGGTGATTTAGGTTCAATACTAGCCGTCATACGACCGCGAGCAGACTTAGCCATTTGGACAGTCATCTCATCACCATCGATAAGAACACTCTCTCCAAGTTGTTCCACCCCACGATAGAACAAATCCATTACATTTGTAATCCCTTGGGCCAAATGCTGTGATATGGGAAACAACTTTAGCATAGCCTGATTGATTCTTAGATTAACTTGAAACGCTGGTGCGGAACCCTGTACTCTCCCATATAGCACATCCTCAAGAGTGTGCTTCTGGATATTATCATCCATTACTGAGATAAGAGTATCAGCATCAAAGAGACCCTGTGGATACGGCAGCATTTGCAAAAGTTCGTCAGAATAGGTGGGTGTAACTCCACCAAGGCGTACTTGAAACTTAGGACGACTCTTTCCCCCCTGCGCTACTCCAGACTCAGGCAGCTTCAATTCATACGAGGGTAGATAATATGCCCCTACCATAGTAGCTTTTCTAGAGATAAGTAGGTCATACATCTCTAGAGACTCTTGAGCATCAGCGAGGAATGACTTATATCTATCTATGTAATCCCTAACCTCAGTCTTGATACCAGTAAACATGACAACGGGACATTTACCTAGACCATGCTGCCATGATTTGAGGAGTTTATAATCACCCTTGGGGGTTGCGGTGATTGGGAGTTGAACATGAGCCTGTTCAGGAGAGGTATTGACTAAGTAATACTGCACGTAATTGCAGTCTGTGTATTCAACCACGCTTACTTCGTCAAACCACTTTAGGGCACCAGATGCCATGAGTCCCTTAATATTAGAAGAGTTCATTCCATTCTTGTCAGCAAGGATACCCGCAACAACCCGCTTTTCCTCGATAGTAGCGATTGGGTTGTCCTCCGCGTCAAGTAGGGACAAAATACTCATTGTGGGTATGTGCTGCATAACGAAGGGGAACTTGGCATCAGACGCCTTCCACTTCCTAACAGTCTCTAGATAATCCTCTGGGGATTGCCTAGTCTTTCTGACAGGATAGCCAGCTTGGGCTGTCCACACTGAGGGAAGTGGAAGGGCCTTCAAGTACGCCCTTCCATAGATTAGTACGTCTTTAGCTATACTTAACCAGAAATCGTTTCTGAGAATCTGCTGCTGAAATACCTTAGCTGTAGTAATTTCAGTCTTTTCTGCACTCTCCTTATCATCAGTCTTAGGGCTCGTAGGCTCCATAGACCATGACGGCATTGCCATGATAAGACCGGCAGCATGCTCGATGATACCCCCCGCTCGGCTTGTATGAACCTCAAAGGGCTGGATATTGCGGTCTGGGTCATCCTCTAGGACTTCAATCTTATTCCGGCGGTGTACGAGGTCACGGATAACCTCATTTTCCGCGATAGTGGGCGACCAATCTGCGATAAGTTTGTCGTGAAGCTCTTGCACGGTCTCAGCCGTGGGCTTCGGAAGGTTCATAGCCATTAGTTAACCTTTATCAGCGCCGGAGTGGTCAGTACACGGTGTACTTTGTCCTCTTTGCCGCAAGTGGGGCACCCGACAGGGACATCGCGGTGCTGCATTGCCCGAATCTCGTCCCATTCCGTGAGGTCTCGGTCGCACTTGTACGTGTAGAAAGCCATATCTGGTATCCCTCCTGTAAACATTAGCGCATCTCCATAATTATCCGTGGTCGGTTGAGGATTGTTGAAGGATGGCGAAGTTTAGTTAGGTTGTCAATGAGTAAAAAAAGTGCATCCAAGTCGTCATCGTGCCCTGTGTTCGGGTAGTGAGTCAATTGGTACTCACAATCAGGGAACCACTCTTCTCCAGAGGGGAAAAGTACGTGTCCGCCGTGCAAAAACGGCGCAATTGCATGGGCGCGGGTCATTTTCCCACCTTTGTAAGGCATTGCTTGGACTGGAAGCATCGAGTGAGCCATCAAAGTCTGTACAGCAGGGGTTCCAGAGGCTGCATCTTCGACCCAAATGGCAAATTCGTTCCATTTTTGGGCAGATTCAGCAATTTGGTCGAGCAAACCAGGGAGTCCCCAGCGTCCTTTTACACGGTCAAGGATGTAAATACGTCCGTGCTTGTCCATTCCCCCAATATACCCAACTGTGAAATCGTTTTGCTGCTTCTCTTTGAACGCTGTGTCCCACGAAGAGGCCACAAGTAGGTCAAGCTCGTCCATTATATACTTCGGAGGACGGCTGTAGCTGTCCCAAGTGTGCAGTTTACGGATGATTTGGGCCTCGCCACCCTTCGTATCACCCATATATTGCATAGCAAACATGGCTGGAGACTGATAACGCTTGTTAATCAGGAACTCAGCAGGGTATGCCTCTTCCCAATACGACTTGTCACCGCGCAAAAGTGCGGCAGTGTGCAAGACTTTTACTCCCTTTTGCCCTAATTTTCGTCCAATGAAGTCAGCATCGCTCCATCGAGTACCAATGACAACTTCCCAGGCGTCAGAAGTAAGGCGAGTAGAGATTGCGTTGTCATAGTTTTCCCAAACTTTGTCAAGATTTGTCTTATTTCCTGAGTTCTTTTGGTCGTGAGGGTCGTCGATAACGAGTCCATTAAGACGATAAGCCACAACTGCAGACGTTGTTCCCCCTGCTCTGAGAGTTGGGTGCGGGTCAGCGAGGTCTGGTCGAGCAATTTGGAACTCACTGGTGCCCCATCTTCGCTTGTCAGGTTTGACTTCGGGGAAGGTAATGCGGTAGGGGAGACTAGACTCGATGAGATTCCTAATGGCGTAGCTACGACTCCAGCCAACGGAGTCTGCATACGAGAGTAGTCCGTAGTGTCGTTCAGGACGACGGCCCAACATCCATGCAGTAAATCCCACACCGACAAGCTGCGTCTTTCCGCTACCAGGGGGAGCGATGATGATAAGTTTCCGCCCACTGGGGTCATCTCCTATCTTTTGGAGTTCTTCAATCCACTGTTTTTGGTGCGCTGCGGGGGTAAATCCAAGTACAAAGCGACAAAACTCGGCAAAATTCTGCCTAGCACGTTCCCCTCGTCTTATTAACTTTTCTGTTTTACTACTTCCCTCTATCAAGCAACTCCTACTGCCAAACAGCTAGCATCTTCTGAGCTTTCACAGAAAATGGAGCTACCTGTTCAATAATATCATAAACAGTATTACGTGCTCCTACAGTCCACTTCCAGAAGTTGTTTGGTTTTGTGTTTGACACGTGGTATACACTCCCCGCACCAGTCATTCTTAGAAAATTGGATACTAGTTCTATTCCAAGCTCTCCCTCCCCACCGAAGTCTAATGTATACCTCCAACCCTTATTACTGCCTGCACTCTTGGTTTTAGAGTAGTAAGCACATCCATCTGTGCCTAGGCATGCCCCAATATATACTTTTTCTAATAGGGACATCTTTCTGGCCCTACTCTTTGTATGGACAAACATTTACTTACCCCTATCCAACAACTCTTGGAGTTCTTCCTCTGGTTGCTTTAGAAGAGTAGATTCAACAGACTTAACCGCTCTAGTTGAACGCGTAGCGGTTTCCTCTGCTGATTTGCCGAGTACCTTGTCGATTGCCCATAGTGCGGCCTTTAACTGTGAGCTAACCACTCCTGGTTCGCCGCCTTGTTTCGCAATCT